CTTGCTGCGTTCCACTTATCAACGTTCCATCCTTCTTGCGAGCCGTAGTGGAACAGCTTGCGCTCGATGGACTTGGCGGCGGCCCGGCACAGGCTAATCGAGACAGAGCGCCATGAGGCGTCAACGAACTTGGCGATGGTGCCGATCAGGTCTGCGATGAACTGGATAACAACGGCGATGATCCCGTAGAAGTAGAACGCAACCGTGCCAATCCAGCTATTGATGATGGCGAGGGAATAGAGAAAGGTTTTCATTTGTCAGGCCCGATGAAGATGAGGCAAAGGATAAAGCCCAAGGCGATAGCAGTTGGCACGAGGAAAGGGAAAAGCTCGAAAGCTGGCGACATGGGTTCTCCTTACGGCCCGTCGGCGAACGGGCCCGCAGAACGGCCCAGGAGCGCTTTTTCAATGTCCCCGCTACCCAGGCCAGGGCATGCCCTAGAAAACGGCGCCACGAGCCTGGAAATGGCCTCCTCGGCGGCGCTGAGGCCCTCCACCGGCGTGTCGCAGGCTGCTGCGAGCCTTTCGGCGTACAGCTCGGCCCGAGCCAGGGCCGCTACGGCGATTTCGACCTGGGAGCGCGGGCGGAACAGCCCACCAAAGGGAAGCTCCAAGGCCCATTTCGCATATTGCAGCTCGTGTTGCAATGAGGCAAGGGCTGCCCTCATGTTTTCGGTGTTGGTCATTTGTTTCCTCAGTAAAGATCGTCGTCCTCATACCCGCTGAACGGATCAGTCAACTTCATGATGCCGTTCTTGTCAAGCATGACGTTTTCGTCGTGAAGGTCGATCTGCATGTTGAGGGATCGGCACATGCCAATGATGGGCCAAAGCCATTCGGGGGCGGGCTCTTCTTCATTCAGATAAGCGTGCCACCTGCTTGCCACACGCCCTGACTTAGTCGGAGGAGCTTTGTAGTAACGAGGCATGATACCCCAGGCAAAGCTCATGCTCATCCGCTCGAAGTGCAGAATCTCTGGCAAGTGCTTGTGCGGGTTGTCCCGACAGTATTCGGCGTAGGTTGGCCATGCGTCTTGCCTTGCCCGCCTTTGTGGAATACCGCGGCTAAGCTCACCGAAGTGAGCCGGGCCAGACACCTTCACAACGTAGTCGGGAAATTCAAGGTGGGCGTACACGCGACTGAAGTGCCCGCTGCTAAGGTACACCCAGCCCTCATCTCCGGCCAGCTTTCTGAAGTCAAAGGATTTGACCTTCCACGGCTTTCTGTCGGCCAGCCTCCTTCGGCGGTATCCCAGCTTCACGGCCCACGCTAGGCGGCGTGCCTTTTCAACAAATTCTTGATCAACTGTCATGATTGCACCTTAGTCGGCAAAGCTGAATGGATCGTTGAGAATTAAAACCCCTTCGGCGTCCTGCATCACGTTTGCAGGATGCAAATCCACTTCGATGCACAGGGATCGAGCCATGCTGATGATGGGCCAAAGCCAGGGCTCAGATGTGTCCTTAACCCCGTGCAGAATGTCACTCCACTTGTCCAACGTGTGGCCGTGCACAGTCCTGTCGATGGAATGGTACACGGGCATGACTGCCCAGGCGTACCTAGGGCTCATCCGCTCGAGATGCAGAATCTTGGGCAAGTGCTTGTGAGGATTGTTCTTGCAATGCTCGGCGAAGATGGGCCATGCGTCAGACCTTGGGCGGCAGCGAGAGGCCGACCCACAACCAAAGCCAGCAGGGCCAGACACCTTCACGGCATACTCAGGGAAGTCTCGGTGCGCATAGACCCGGCTGAACCAGCCAACACCCAGAAGCCGCCATACGGGCGGCCCCTTGAATGACAGCTCGCGCTTGTTTGAGCGCCTAGCCCACCACGCGGCTTCGGCGGCACGCGGCAGAAAGTCAGAAAGGTAGTCCATGATGAACCCTTCGGCGTGGCTAATGCACCAAGGCAAAGCGGTAGGCGTGGGCCGACACTTTGCGCCCGTCCTTGCCGGCTACGGTAACAATGGCGGGCCATGTAAACACCCCGCCGCCGCTATACTCCGGCAATACGTGCACGACGGTATAGTGCGCGCCCTCCAAAAGATTCGGCGGCAAGCTGCGCAGGGCGCGCACAGTCTGGCCAATCTTGAATGACTCTTGCATGGAAGTTACTCCAGTAAGATGCAGGATTGCATCGGCATGCCCGCTATCTCTAACGGGCATGAAGGGCAATCTAGACCTTGCAGACTCTAGGCGTTATTCGGCCTTCAGGGCTTCCAATGCCCGCACAGTGTCGGCATCAAGGCCCTTCACCTTGCGCCCATGATCCTTTGCGGCCTTGGCTTTGGCCAGCAGGGCGAGAACGGCTTTCTGAAGGTCGAAGACTTCATCGGGCGACTGTTCGGGTTTGCCCGCTTCATACCAGAATTCGGCGGCTGCACCTTCAAGGTCGTTCTTTTTGGCCTTGTCCAGAACAAAGGGCTTTTCTGCCTTCGTGTCTTTGTCTGTGTTGGCGGCAAGGCGGGAATACTTCAAAATCCAAGTCGCGAAGCTGCCGCGGCGTGAACCCTTGGGCAAAGCCTGATACAGACTGACCAAGAGGGTATAGTCCCCGTGGGCTTCAAAATGCTCAAGACAAGACAATGCGCAGTCTTGCACACGTTTGTCAAACTTCGCCCCGGCGGTACGTATGGCTGCAATCTCTTTGTTGATTGCTTCGGCGGTAGAAAATTTGGCCATGATGTTATCTCCCAGTGAAGATGCGGATTGCATCCCTATGCCAGCTATAGGCTAACTGGCATAAAGGGCAATCTACCCTATTCAAGCGTGAGATAATGGGAAACAGTCTCGCCGTGGCCGTCTGTGTTTACGATAAGCACGGCCTGTTCGCCAGCTTTCAGCAATTCCTCGGCGAAGTCTGTTAGTGCTTCGATTATGTCCACGGTAGTGCATCCGGCGGATATGAATTCGCATTCATCAACAGACTCGACAATCTCATTGCCAGCAGGATCAACCCACCCGCCAGTTACCCGGCGGCACGTGAATCCGCCTGCAATGCGTTTTGCTTCACGAAAGGTCAGACTGTTCTGTGCAACATCTTCCCGTGAAACGGGTACGAATATGCGCACAATGTCGGCGGATTTCTTCGTAATCGAGACTTTGGACATGATAATACCTTTCATTATTGAAAGATGCGAGATTGCATCCCTATACCCGCTATCTCTAACGGGCATAAAGCGGCAATCTAGTTTGCTACCTTTCCGGTACGCAAAGAACCCTTAAATTCCCTATCATACCAGTGACGCCTATCGGCCATTTTCGCCCTAGCTTCCCTAGCGGCTGGGCTTTTGTCGAAGGCCAGGGCTTTGATCCTAGCTTCAAAAGACTTTATCCGTTGCAGCTTTTTCCGCTCATTCTTGTGCATGGTTTGCTCCATAGGTTTACATAAGGGCACTAGGCATAGCATAGGCTAATGCCCTTATGTAAATATCCTAACTGAATCTTTAAGGCCACTTAGCCCTCAGTCTCGCCCTTTAACGCCAGGCACGGGATTAAAATCGCTCAGCCCTCTATATTGCGCAGGGCTTTGGCACGCAAGACTAACACGCGGAATTCACCATGCCGTAGTCTTCGGCTATGCTCTTTGCTTCGACCTCCACCCTTGAGGGCTTAGGCTTCCACCTAGCGAACTTGCTAGTTAGGTTGAACTGTATCACAGTCTAACCAGTTTGTCAAGCTATTCCACGTTCTGCTATCCGGCTTCATTTATCCACACTTAAGGGCTTCACCTGATAGTTACTAGCTGGACTAGCCATGACACGAACTATACCAAAGAACATTTAACCTTGCAAGCTGTAGGGTATTAGCCCTTAGACTTCATGGTTGCCCGCTGTAATCAGCAAGCTATGACTAGACTTTAGCACAGACTCTTTAACCTTGCAAGCTGTAGGGCTTTATCCCTTAGCTCTTAGGTAGGAAAGCTGTGATCAGCTAGGCATGGGTTGAACTATACCACAAAAGCCCAGACTGTCAACCTTATCCCTATAACTTAGTTGGTTATATGGTTTCTGTAGTCTCGGCCGTATAAGGTTTGGCCTAGGCATTCCCGCTCATTCGCTCGCTCGCTTTCGCTCGCTCGCTCATTCGCGTATCTCTGCCATTGTGGGGCCTACCTACGGCCTATTGCTTTATCCTTTCAGTCTATAGGGTTATCCGCCGGATCGCTGAATCCTTAGCATGGAAAACACAAGCCGGGTACGCAACTATGAATCTTTCGATTCCTAATTGCTCGGCCCTTCGGGTAGCTGCCCGCTGTGCATTGCACCTATACCGTAAAACCTTGCACGCCTAGCGTGAGTGTGTTTGTCGGGTAAACCTAACAACCCTATCGCCTATCCGGTATTCTTGCGAATTCCTGCCGTTAGCCTAGCCCTTGATGCTCGCAAGCATTAGGTACTAGGTTAATTGGTTTATACAGTATGCGGATGGTTTTGGTTGTTAGTTGCTTCGGTGCAATCTAACCTATAGACCTAGCAAGCATCAAGCCTGCCGGGTTTCTTCTACGTGGTGACGGTATGCCGAAGCGGCCCGGCAGACTGGCAAGGCGAATCCCTGCCATTCGTAGAATGCCCGAGAAGGGCCCTAGCTGGCCCGTGGTGCGCCTTTCAGGGCAGGGCATAGGCTACCCCAGCTTGGCACCACGAAAACGCCGCCTAGGCCGTTTTTGGCCCTGCCCGAGGATCAGGCCGCGGGCAGGGCAGGGTAGGCCGTGGGCAGGGCAGGGCAGGGCAAAAGATGTATGGGAAGCCTGCCCGCGCAATGATTGCCATGACAATGACCGGCCATGACAATGATTGTCATCGCAAGTATTCATATAGGCCCCAGCCCTGCCATTCTGCGAATGCCCAGGCCATGCCAAGCCGGGCCATGGGAATCCCCAGCAAGGCCAAGCCAGACCATGCCGTGCCCAGCAAAGGCCCAGCAAGGGCCCTAATCGGCCCGCTGAGAGCTTTTCTGGCCCATGCCTAGGCTACCCTAGCCTGACCATGCGAAAACGCCGCCTAGGGCTTTCTATGGGCCCGCCCATGCGCCGCCCAGTAGCTCGTGGACATGGCCCTGCCCCGCCTATGGTGGGCTAGGCGCGCGCCCACGCGCTCCCTAGACGCGCCCGCGCAGGGGCATACGGGGGAGCGCGCGGGTTTGGAGTCGGACTGGCCCCCTCGCATACGCGATATAAATTTGACTTTGCCTTCCTAGATTAAGGCTTAACTCGCCCGGCCTCCCACTGCCTTAGCACGGCCTTATCGGCATTGCAGCTCAGCCTTCCTTCTCGCTCGGCTTGGTAGGCTTTAGCCAAATCCCCGTTGTTAACCAGCTCACCAGTGTATCCAGGGCAATCCGCCAGAACAGCGGGTACAGGATCATAGACATAGACGTACTCCTTGATGGGTTTTTGGCTGGCACAACCAACCACAAGGCTACTGAGCAAGAGCCCTAAGAACATCCTCGGGCACCGGCTCACTGGCCCAATCTTCATTAGCCTTAATCGCATTCTCAAGCTCCTTCAGCTCTTTCTTGGCCTTCGCGGCCCTCGCCTCGGCCTGCTCTGCCCGCTTCGCAAGCAAATCCCGAGCAACTTGGTCGGCCTTTTTCTGGGCCTCTACAGCGGCCTGGAGGCTGGCCAAGCTACCCTGGTATTCCTGGGCCTGGGAAATCGCCTCCTGGGCCCGATTTCGGGCCTCCGTGAGCCTCCACGACTGCCACACCAGCGCCCCGGCGAGGGCCAGGGTCAGGATGGTGGTCACAATGTTGATGATCTTGCTCATGGCTGGCCTTTCATATCAATTTCAGAGATGGCCCTGCGCAGGTATATGGCTGCATCAAGGGCTTCTTCGTAGGCATGGTGCAGCCATTCACGAAGAGATAGCGGATTAGCGGCCACAGTGGTGCCGTACTTGGCCTTACCAACGGCTTGGCGGAGAGCAATGTCTCGGCATACCTGGGCCTCAATTCCTGTTGGCTTGACCTTGCTCATGACTTGAGATACTTCCGAAAATGAGGGTTAGCGTCGAGCACGGCGACGAGGCCGTTGGCCAGGGATGTGACATACTGCTCTTCCTCCTCGCAGTAGAAGTGGCCCTGTTGGCGGAGAATAGCGTGGAGAACCTCGTGCAGTAGGATGCTCCGGTCGAGGTATGAGTCCATGCCGTCTAGGACTTTGATGGATGCGTCAGTCTGATCGCACTCGCCGTAGTTGTCCCCGAGGTCTTCGACCCAGGCCACTGACCACTCACGGCCCAGTATCTGCAACTTATCTACTGCCATATTGGTTCCTGTCTAGTTGGCTGATACACAGATTGTATTCAGCATATCGTCGATTCCATAGCCCACGACTGAACTTGCCCCCCGAGTAGCTATACTTGAGAAGGCCCATGCAGGCACCCCAATCGTCCTGCTTCATCAGCCTGCCGTACACGGACTCTGTTCCCTTGAACTTGCCAAGGTTGTAGGCAAATGAGCAGTAGGCGTCCTGCTCACCCTGTGTCAGCCAGATGCTGTGCGGGATGAGTGCATCATAGACGAGCTTGCAGTGGCGGTACACGTCAGACTTGAGCCACTCTTCGCACTGGGCCATTGTGGCAGAGTCCCCCTTGCGCACACCCTGCGTGCGCCCGTAGCAGATCGTGGCCTTCTGCCACCCAAGATACGGGTCAGCATAGGCCCTCTGCACCTGCTTGCCGGGCTGCCCCAGGCCCTCGTGGGACTTGATGAGGGACAGCCCGCCGGAGGACAAGGCCACGACGAGCACGAGGCCCCGTGCTGCTTGCCCAAACTTTGCCATGATTACACCGGCTTGTAAGGGGTCAGGGCATCAATGGCCGCTTGCAGGCAAGCGATCACCGTGGTGGCCTGGCTAACCTTGCCGCCAGGAGTAATGCCCCCCATCACCTGCACATAGTTGATGGCCTTGAGGATTTCGTTGCGGAGCTTCTGGCTGTTGGGGATGATGCCAGGGCTTGCGAGGGCTTCGAGTTTCATGTTGGTATCCTTACCTATTGTTGGCCGATTATCGGCGATACTTTGAGAAAAGGCTTCTTCCGCCCTTAGCTGGCGGATCGAAGCGGTGACGACCCATCGGGTCTTTGGTCAACTCAGCCATAGCCCGCTCACGCTCCTGCTGGGCAAGGCGTTCCTGGTCAACGGCTAAGTATTTCTGCCAATAGCGCACGGCTCCTTCGAGAGCATCGGCCCTGTCATCGTGGACAAGGGCTCCGCGCTCTTTGGTGAGTTTGGCTAGTTGGAAGAAGAGGGAATAGCACTGGCGGTCTTTGGGAGAGTAGCGGGCACAGTCGGCCTTGTCCTGCTCGATGGCCCCGGTGGACACTATCAAGGCCCCCCGCCCAATGACGGGCTCAAGGGTAGCGATGATCCGCTTCTCCTTCTGACCAGTGACCATATCATCCTCCACGGCGCACTTGTGCTTGCTGTGCAGGACAGGGACAAAGACTTCGCGGAATGCGCCGAAGCCCATGTTCTTCTCAATGACTACGGCATTGGGTTTGAACTTGGCTAGACGCTCAGCGAGGGCCACCATGATGTTCTTGTCATAGCCGCCAGGAACCCCGCCTATATCTAGAAGGATCACGTTCCCGTTGAGGAAAGCGGTCACGGCGTATGCGGTCTCATCTGCGTTCACTCCGCCGCCGGCGGGATCGACGTAGGCCACGATCTGGTTCAGGCTGACCTGCTCGGGCGATAGGCTCAGGGCCCGGCGCAGCTTGAAACCAAAGCCGTGGACGTGGAAGTCCTGGCATGCAGCCGGGTCTGGGTTGCGCTCAATCGTGATTGGGGCCTTGTCAGCCACATCCAGCACCACGCAGCGATCCAGTTTGATCGGGAAGCGCATGGCGTCGGCCAGCTTGGTGTTCAGCATGTGCTGGAGCTGGAACCAGGATTCACCCTGATCCAACTCCTTCTGCTGTAGGTTTGCCTCGTCAAGCCAGCCAGTGCCCTCTTTCTCGATGGGCTTGCCCTGGTCGCCAGATATGCCCCCGCCGTACATGAGGGATGGGTCGGCCTGCATCCGGCGCAACAGCAGAGGGGCCAGCTCGTCCCCGTAGTTCTCAAGCTGGGCCTGGGTTGGGTACCGGCCCGGCCAGACCCGCACTGTGACGCCCCGGCCCGGCAGTGTCATGTAGATCGACTCCTCAGACTGCGGCGTGCCTAGCCAGATGATCCGGCCAGTCGAGCATATCGAGGTGAAGTCCAGCGTCAGGTGTAGGAGCTGGGCCCGCATGACCGCCGTGGCTGAGTTCTTGGCGGACTCCACGTCATCGGCCAGGAGCAAATCGGCCCGGTTCCCCTGCAAGTTGGCGGTGATGCCCAGGCACTTGACGGACGGTGACTTGTCCACGCCCTTCAGGGTGTAGTGCACGTCGAAATGCTCGACTGAGCTGCGATCCCCGTTGCGCAGGTCAGGCCGCATGCACTCCAACTCATCCATGCTCATGATGATTCGGATGATGAGCGTGCTAATGTCGGAAGCCTGAGAGCCCCCGGCTGACACGATCAATACCCGGAACGAGGGGTTGTGGATCAGGCACCAGACAGCGTAGGCCGCAGCGATAGTGGTCTTTGCCTGCCCACGCTGTGCCTTCACCATGAGGTAGTGCGGGCCGTAGGCGATGAACTTGGCTATGTCCTCCTGAATCTCCGAGACGTGGAAACCCAGGAGGGCCATAACATCGTGCAGGAATGGGATGAACTCGCTGTAGTAGTCTTGCAGCAGGTGCAGCTTCTTCCAGCGGACAAGCGCCTCGGATGCGGATTCCCTCGCCATTATTGAAGCATCCCATTGTCAGAGAGGAAGTCAGGCATGGCCATGCGCTTCTTCTTCCGCCGGGCCTCAAGGGCATCCCGCAGTTCACGGGTAGCGTCGCTATCGTTGAGATCGGCGGTGATCTCATTGGCCTTGAGGAAGGCCACGGCCACGGAAAGCTCTGCGGCTGTAGCCTTGCGGTTGCCAACCTCATTGCCTTCCTTGTCGAATACAGGAACTCCATTGCGCACAATGTCAAGCAGTTCCTGTGCAAGTTGAGCGTGTAGCTCTTTAAGAACAGCCTCGCTTGCGCTCATGCTTTTTCTCCTTGTATATGCTCCGAATCTTCCAGGCTATAACCAGGATGATGTAGAACAAGTTGAGGTACAGCACCCAATCTTGAATCGGGATGCCAAAAATGGAGGCGACAACCACACCAGCAGGTGGGGTAGCCGCCACCGCGTCGGTGATGTTCTCTACCTTCATTGTTTATACTTTCTGTGTTATGCGGGCTCTTCGGGCCACACAATCTCTCTGGGGAATCCGCTTTGCCGGGGGATGTTGCGTAGCTCCTGCATGTATTCCAGCAGCCGCTTGTATTCTTGCGGGCTGTCGTTGGTAGGAATGCCAGCGTCAGCCTGGGCCCGATAGCGGTCAACACGCCATTGGATATCAAGCAGCTTTTGATCCCTGATCCTACGGATATTTGCAGCAAGATCATCCGGGGAGGGAGGGGGCGCATCGGCAAGATAGGGCTTACCGCTCTCGTCCCCAAGCACCACCTTTGTTCCATCGTTACGTGCCTCAACAAAGGCACGGTAGTCTTCGTAGCTAACTTCAACGGCATCTTCTGGGAGCTTAGCCCAGATCGTGTCGTCAACAAAGTTGCCAACGGATTTTGAAAAGAATATGGTCATGTTAGTACCCCGCTGCTAACCAATGGACATGAAAATTGCTACCAGCACTCACAGTAAACTTAAAGTTCGACGTTGTGATTGTGCCACCCGTAACTTCCACCTGGTTAGAAAGCTCACCAGATACCACAAGCGAAATACACGCATTAGGGAAAGTTGTCCCAAAGGAATACGGGCCGTAGGTTCCACTGCCACCAAATGAGCCTAGCTTACCCCCCTGCAATATGAGCCCGCCAGGTATTTTGATGTACCACGGATTGGCAAGCTGCAGTGTCTGGCTTGCAGATGTTACAACGTACTGCCAGGGCTTCCAGCTACCAGAGCCGATCGGGGGAGGATTGCCTACCCGATATGAAAAATAGCCAGTAGCCCAGTCAACTATCATCTGTACGACAGTATCCCCCGCCCCCCTGAACACCAGAAGCTGGGAGGATGCCGAAGTAGCCCAGGCAGGGCCGTTAATGGGGGTAGCGTCCAGTCTATAGATACCTGCACTAGTGTAGTTGTTTAGGTTAGCATTCGACCCGGCAGCATACAGACCAACTGCGTTTTGCTGAACCTGTGTAAGGGAGGTGGGTGTGTAGCCAAGAGCCCCGACAACGTCGCTCGGGGTTAGTGTAACATCACCAACCCTGCCGTTGAACGACTCAACAAGCGCGTCTGCGTTGTTCCTTGGGATATACCCAAGGGCCGAGGTCACATCAGAGCTTAGAATTGACACAGCTCCTGTACGCCCATTAAGCGACTCGACTAGACCGGCGGTGCTGCTCAACGGGGAGTACCCAAGAGCGGAAACAACGTCGCTGCTCAGCAGCTCCACTCCACCAGATCGGCCATTGAAGGTAGCCACTGCTGGTGCTGCACTGTCTTTCGGTGTGTATCCAAGTGCTGAGACTATATCAGCGCTATCTATGACAACATCACCCTGCCGCCCGTTAACCGAGTGAACGAACACAACACCCTCACCACTCGGGATATATCCTAGGGCGTCGATAATGTCAACGGCTGACAGGGACACATCGCCCACTCGGTTATTGAAAGACTCAACGAGAGCGTCTGCGCTGTCACGCGGGGTGTAGCCTAGAAGGTCTTTAATCTTCTGGCCTGATAGCACCACGTCTCCTGTCTCGCCGTTGAATGACTCGACACAGGCGTCAGCAGCGTCACGCGGCGTGTAGCCGAGAGCCCCAACAATATCGGAGCCTGCGAGCACTATGTCGCCGGCGCGCCCATTGAAGGTATTCACATAGGATGTGATCGAGAACGGAAGGTTCGCTGCATCGAGCGCTTCAATTGCAACGAACAGCCCCTGCCGAGCAGCAATGTCGAGGCTCGTCTCGGTTACACGAGACCCGTTGACAAAGTCAACCATCGTCGGCTTTGGGGTGTCTCGGTATATAATGAGAAACTTGCCGACAGGGGTTACAGGGAACCCAGTGATGGTCGTGTCATTGAGCCACTGATTCGGCAATATGGGCACCGGCTCAGAGAGCTTCGTTGAGTCGTCATAGACGTAAGCCTTGACGTGGGATTTGTCGATATATTTTCCGACAAAGTTGATTTCATACTGGGTGGTTTGCCCGTCCCCAGCGAAAATGTTTGTAGCGTACAGCATCAGTGAAGTGCTCCTAAGTGTCTGTGTCTTCTACGTAGTGCAGAGATCGCCGCCAGTCTTACCAGGCAACGATCTCTTGCTACAGCTTTACCAATCGTTCGGAAGGGCATTCACGAACGGCACAATGTACGGAAGGTTGCTGAATGGCAACACCCGCACAAGACCCTCTGGCCCACCATCTCCCTGCGCGGCTTTCAGGGCCATGTCGGCCCTTCCGACAAGCGGGACAATACTCCCGACTGTGCCTGGGCGGGCATTTCCAGCTCCGCCCCCGAGGGCCTCAGTGACCTTCGGGCCAACGAACGGGACGTGGGTCAGGCCGTCAACGAAGTCCGGGGCCAGGCCCAGCATGCCGATGTAGTTCATCGTGCCTCGGGCTATGGCCAGCGGTGTGGTCATCTTGTCGATGTAGGCATCGGGGTCTTCTCTGCCGGTAGCGTTTATCGCCACGCGGGCCAAGTAGATAGGGACGGCGAACGGCATGATGCTGATCACCATACTGATAGCCCGTGCTGTACCATGCAGCCCCCGCTGGCGTCCCCACTGCTTCTCCATAGCCGTGATTGGGTACGTGCGGAACTGCGTGAGAACCTTGCCCCACGTGCTGTGCTGCCACTTGCCAATCTCGCCGACGAATGATCGCTGGATGATCTGGCCTGTGCCCCGGTTGATCGCGCTGATGAAGTCCTCCACTGCCCCTATGTCCTTGGCCTTGGTCATGTCAAGGGACACAATACGACCTTGTGGGTCGAACTGGGCGATGTTGGGAAGATCAGCCTTTATGCGGGCAGACAGCTCAGGCGTAATGCCCATATCGGCCAGGGCCTTAGATTCAACCCCGTCGCGGATGAACTTGATCGCCTTCTGGGTGATCTGTTCAGCGGAGGCACGAACCTGTGCGGCCTGAATAACGCGGTGGAACGAGAGCTTGCCTAGCGTCCGGCCAGTCATGCGGATCAGCTTGTCAATCGGGGTTAGCTGATCCCGCCCAACCGTGTCATACATCGCGCTAGGGCTATCGAATCGCGTGACCAGTTTGTAGTCATTCATGCCGAATTCCCCGCCCGGAACCTCAAGGGTGGACAGGATGCTATTGTTGACTTTACCCCCTTTAGCCAATATCCTTACCTCCTTTATCAGCCGCGGTAGAGAGAGGGCCGCGTCCTTGAAGGCCCCGAGCCCCAGATGTGTGGCGATGTTCAGGGTCTCAGTGAGCTGAGGAATCACCATTTGGCCCAGGCTTGCGGCGGCGTTGGCCGTCATCGCGCCCTCAGCCAGCGTTGGCATGGCATCCCCATAGGGCCTCCCCAGCAGCTCGGCGGACACCTGCTGGAAAGCCTCCATAGTCGCCTTGTCCACCTTGCCGTCCGGAGTGAACTGCAAGGCCCGCTCAATCAGCTTCAGGCCCGCAGAGCCCTGCACGCCTTGCTGCACCAGCGCAACCTCCCCGGCCACGCGCCGGGCCTGATTGCGCAGGAGCCCCCGCAGGTCGGTGTCCATCATGTCCATCAGGGTGAAGGTGCCCTCTGCGTCCGTGTGCTCGGCCAGTAGGTCTAGGTTCAGGCGGCGCTTGGTGTGGCTCGGGCCACCGGCGGCCAGCCTGCGCCCAATTTCGCGTATCTCGTCCTCCGTCATGCCCGCAGCACGGGCAGCCTGGGCGATATACTCCGGCGCGTGAACATCGTGTACGTTCGCTGGAATCTCATGGCCGCCGTTCGCATTGATGCGGGCATGATCCAGGTATGCCCCGGACAGCTTCACGGCGAAGTCCCGGTCAAACCCGAGAATGTCAACCATCTGGTCTTCGATGATCTTCCGCAGGGATTCCTTGCGGGTGTTGCTCATCGAGCCCAGCTTGCCTGCATTCAGGTGGTGCGGGACATAGCCGATCGAGTCAGCAGGCAAGGCACTCCAGCCAACCGTCTTGTTCTCCTTCTGAGCACGGAGCATGCGCTCATACTGCACCTGGTATGCGTCGGCGGCACGCAGGACATTGGGGTCAGTGCTTGATGGCCGTCCCCACAGGCGTGACTCAATTTCCTTGTAAACAAGCGAATCGAACTCAGCCAGCAGGTCTCCCTTGAATATGTCGTTGCTCAGGCCAGTTGCCGCGCCGACCCCGCGAGTAGCCTTCCAGCTCTCATAAGCCTGATCCATGATGACGTTACCGTTACCCACGAACTCAAGCTCATACTGGGCCTTGCGGATAGCTGCCGTTACCTTGCGGCCAGACCCTCCCATCGTGTTCTCCACAAGGTAGCGGCTTGCCCACTGCGCAACCGGATGATTGCTCAGGGCTAGGCGCAGGCCAGGAGTAGCCATAGGTATCAGGCTGTTGTTCATGATGGTCTTTGTCTTCTCCTTGTCGATAGGATTGGCAGCCATCTCCTCCTCAGCCATTCGGATCAACTCGCGGATTGCCTTGCGCTCTGCCCGTGTGCGCACATCCTTACCAGACAGGGCTGTAAGCCCATACTTCACGTCGATGGGGTCGAGACCGCGAGGCTGGGCCATGCCCTGCATGCTTCCGCCATAGGCACCTTGTGCCCCTTGCAGCTCTCCACGGGCAGCGCGGGCGAAGAACTCCTGGAAGCTCTCGCTAGGATCAAGCTGCTTCTTTCCACGCAGCTCATCGAACAGGTCTTTCATGACCTTAACGAGATTACGCAGGTGCTCGAATGCCTTCTGGGCAGGGGTAAGTGGCTTGCCAGAAGCAGCGGCTTGGGCCAAGTCAGCTTCGGCCATCTTCAGAAACTGCTCAGCCGCGTACTCATCGAACTTCGTGAAGTAGTCCACGTACTTCTTGCCGCGCTCGGGATTATCTGGCCATGCTTTAAGCAGGGCGTCCTTGAGGGAGCCCGGAAGCTCTCCGCGCAAGGACTTCCCGAACACGGTGTCGGTGCCGGCCCAGCTCGCCCCAATGCGGGCCCGCGCAACGTCGGCGGCATTGTCGCCACGTTGAAATGATGCGAGCCAGTCCTTCCAGTCCTTGACCATGCGGTCGCGTAGTTCTGTTGGCAGCTTGGCAGCATAGTGCTCAAACACCGCATGCCCTAACTCGTGGATTGCCGTAGGCTGCATCCCCTCTCCTGGCTTCAACAGGATAATGTGCTTGCCGGGCCCAGCAGAGATGGCCCCGCCTTGCAGGCTCCCAAGATTTGCGTCAGTGCCTCGCCCAACGTGGATCGCAAGGTCGGGGGCATATTTGGCCCGAAGCCCTTCGAGTAGCCCAGCTATCTCTTTGAACGCCGGGGAGTTAGCCACCTCGTTCCCAAGGTGCAGGCCGGGGGCTAGGTTGCGAATCTCGTCAGCAGAGCGAGATAGGCCGAGTTGCTCCACACGGGCCTCAAGCTGAATGTCCGCCACGGCCTTCGTGTCGTTGTTGAAGTAAGGGCTCTCGTCGCCGCGAGCCGGCGGAATCTCCGCCCCAGCCACACCAGCCTCATCCTGCACGCGGGCAATGAAGTCTGGGTCGTCAATATCAGGCGCTACGATCCTGTTCTCACGGACGCGGGTGCTGTTCAGCACTTCCATCGAGTCCTCGAACTCTAGCTGTGCCGCCAGCTTGCGCACGGCCTCGGGCTCTGCGGCCTCCCCTAACTGGTCAGCGGCCCGCTTCAGGTACGCCTCCTGCTTTGCCAGGACGGCATCGGCAACGTCCGCATGGTACTTCGCCACGCGGGCATTCAGGCCGGGCACGCCGAGAGCTGCCGGGAAGATGCCGGTGGCGGCGGCGAGCGCATAGTCAGAGAGGGTGCGGTGCTCGCCCAAGGTCTGGCGGGCCGCCTCGTATGCCACGTTGCCGACGGCATTCTCGGCCACCAGGGAGGCCATAGCGGCCCCACGACGGCCCGCCTGGGCCAGGACATACGCACCCCTTCCCGTGGCGTAAAACGCCTTGGCGGCCCCGTATCCGGCCACGTAGGTCATGGGATCGAGCGCACCGGCGACAAGCCCAGCCCCGATGAACTCTGCCGTCCCCGCCCGGCTCATGACCTTGGCGTCCTCGCGGCGGGTCTGGATGCGGGCCACCACAGCCCGGCGCTCTTCCTCACTGCGGGCATCCAGCAGGTCTTCCTGCTCGTCAGCCGTGGGGTTGTCCACGCCGGCGAAAGCTGATGCCGGGTCGCGGGCCACAGCCTTCAGGTACTCCGGGTCTGCCGGGAGCCCGGCCTTGTCCAAGAACGACCAGTATGGGGCCAGGGTGTCACTCACAGCCGCCCCAACCGTGGTCTCTCGATCCAGCGGGGACAGCAGGCCGAACTTCTGCGTATCGACCTTGGTCTGCTCAGCCTGCTGCTCAAGGCTCAGTGCTGTAGCCGCTGCGTTTGTGCTGGACTGGAATAGCGGGGCCGCCTGCGTGAGCGGAGCTGCCGGAGCATCGCCCTCGACAGTAGGTACAGGGACAGGATCGTTGGCAAGAGGCTTGGTGTCACCGGCCATATACTCTGCCCATGTTGGTGCCCCACGGCGGGTAACTCCTGCTGGCTCAGAGTCGCCTGGAGATGCTGGCCCACTGGTGTAAGGTTGCCCTAGTGCCTCCTTTACTCGGGCGTAGTAGGCCGAAGTCTCGGCTGTGAAGTGCGGATTCTTCTCTCCTGCCGGCCCGCCGTTATAGCCAGCGGCAGCTAATGCCCAGTCCTTTGTGCGGGAATAGCTATCCTTCAGATGGTACGCAGCAGCAGTGGCCTGCTCAACAGGATTGTCGCTGTAGGCGCTGACTCCATACTTCTTAGCAAAGAGCCTCTCAGTTGTGGGCATGAATTGGTACACGCCCTTAGCCCCTTTAGGGGATACTTGGTCGGAGTTCGACTTCTCCCCGGCAAGGCGGATTGCCTTGATAACTTCAGCGGGGACACCCGTGGCCTTCGATGCCTCGGCTTCTGCTGCGTCCCATACCGGGTCTTTGTAAGAAATAGGTGTTGCCATGTTAGTTTAGAACCTTGTTACGCAGGGCTTCCATTTCCCTGATATTCTTGAGGGCAGCGCCTGGGCCTTGCTCAGTGCTGATCTTCAGATTTGCAAGGGGCTGCTTTGCGCGGCGCTGGGCTGCTTTGATCGCCACCTCTTCCCCGGAGAATTCGATCACCTTGGTCTCGCCGTCAACCATGACGATAGACCGGAAATGCTGATCTCCGCCGCGGTCGGGCAGCCGGACTGTCATGACGTTCTCGGGGTCTTTGTCTGTGACCTGCCGGATTCGCTCCGTCATAATGTCGTCCAGGCCCTGGGCTATCTGCACCTTGCTGAATGGGACTTCACCAGCATGTGGGCTGACAGACAGGGCCTCGACCAGAGTGTTGCGCCCATTGGCCCTGGGCCATGCGTATTTGCCATAGACCTCCGTGTCTGCAACAGCACGAGCCACAGCGATCTTCATTCGCTCTTCGGGAGAGTAGCCGCCTCCCTCAAGCTCGCCATAGTGGGCCTGCGCCGCCTGCTGCACGAGCTGCTTTGCGTAGGGCACCGGCTCTGGGTTTCCAAACCAGCCTTTGTTAAGCAGCCCGCTTTCGTTGCCGGCGTACTGCTCAGATAGGTCGCTACCCGTCCAGGAATTCCCGCGTATGTCCCTCGTGAATATGGCGTCAAAGGTGGCCTGCTCATCCTTGGAAAAGTCGCGCGCCCTTCCTCCGGGTATGCTATTTGCGAGCTGGTAAGCTGCCTCCTCTCGCACTGCGCGGGCCTTGGGGTCTAGCCCTGGTGGGATGCTGCTGACCTCAGCCACATATCGCTGCATCACACGAAGCTGCCGCGGGGAGAAATACTTTGCTATGGCCGGGTTATCTACTCCACGCAGTGTGGGGTGGGCCGTCTGCATGCTGCGGTACAGCTCAACACCCTTCCTGAAGTTATCAGTTAGGGAGTCCACTCCGAGGTTCACATACGTGTCAATGACGGACTTGAGGCCGGGCACGACATGCTCGCCAACCGCATCAGCGGTGATGAACTGGGCCAGCTTGGCCACAGTCTCTGGCTTCTGCAAGCCTGGGTCATTTCCGATTATCTCGTGTGCAATCCGCATCGCTGCGTTGTTCACATCCGCAGTGCTGAAGCCAGCATTGATGGCAGCCTGGGTGTTGGAGTTCTTGACCGCCGAGATGGCGGCCTGCTCCTCCGCCTGTTTGGCGGCCAGCTTGTCGGCCTGCGCATTGGCAGCCCGAGCTGCCATCAGGGCCTCCCGGTTCGCCATCATAAGGGCCTGGGCCGCTGTCATGTGCAGGCCGGATCGCTGGGCCGCAGTGACGACAGGCTCCGTGTTTCCAGTCCGCCGTGCGTAGTCCTCGTTGATGGCGGCTACGGCATCGTTGACTTGCTGCCCCGACATGGGCTTGCCATCGACACCGTAGGCTGCGCTGAACTTGAGCTGGTCAATCTGGTCTGCGTAGTCTTCTCGGGCAGCCGCGGCATGCTGCTTCCGGTACACTGCTATGCGGGATTCAAGCTGTAGGCGGCGCTCTGGCGATAGCTCCTTTGTAACGCCAGCTTTGAGGGCAACATCAAGGGCATGGAACTGGCCAGATTCCGCGAGGCTCTCCAAGCTCGTGTAGATGAATTGCTTGTGGCTCTCAGGGTCTTCACCGCTGGATCGCATGTAGCCCTGCAAGAACTGTCCCTGCCGCAGCAGCTTATCGTCCTCAGTTGCCAGTGGATTCTGGCTGGTGATTTGCAGGCTCGTGGCATTCTGCTGGGCAGCCTCGAATCGCTTGCTGTACGCCTGCTCCTGCTGGGCCTTGTAGAACTCCCGCGTATGCTGCTGGACAAGGTTGGGGAGAACCTTGACAAGCCGCAGGCCAAGCTGCCCATCGACAACGGGGTCGCCCGTCTCAAACTGCTTCCCGACTTCCATGATGATTCCAGGAAGCTCGTCAGGGCTCGTGGTGCGCAGCTCGGGCATGCGCCGCTGAACCTCAGCATCGAACTTCGCAGCCTGGGCGTCCAGGCTGTATTGCCGCGCCCCCTCCACAGCAGAGGCCGGGCCGAAGATTTTGGAATACCAAGGCTGCTCGTTCACGATGCTCGTGAGGGCCTCACCACTGGCGGCCCGCTGCACGCCCTCAAGGAACTTGCGTTCGGCCAGGTCTTTGGCCACCGGCCCAAGCAAGGTCTCAGCAAAGCCAAACAGGGCCTTGGAAGTCTTCTCATCTGCGGTCTGATACTCCGCAATCCCACCCACGCTCTGCGCCGTGCTGTACCCCATCTTCGCCATGATAGGCTGCGAGCCCTGCTGCTGGGGAACCCCAGGCGGGGCAAAGGTGAAGGTGCCGGGGCCGCGCTCTTCGCTGCCCTGCCCGCCTTCGCTATATCCACTCCATCCTGCCATGTCAGCTCCTTATAGAAGTGTGGTTGATCCTGTATTGGCCCAGAAGCCAGAAGTAGGGGCCTGAACCCCAAGGTAGCCATCGCCGAGACTGACCTTGCCAGCGGCCTGGGCAGAGTCTGGCATTGTCAGATTAGCCAGCAGGCTCATCATGTCTTTGCTCCCGCCCAAGGCTGAGGCCCAGTTATACCCGCCGGTGACGGCAGGCACGGCTGCTGCCGGGCTTTGATTGCCGCTGATGACCGTCATGTCCTGCTGTGCCCAGCCAGCCGGTATGATCCCGGCGAGAACCTGCACAGCGTCGTAGTCCGCCTGCGCGTTCGCCTTCTTCTGAAGCTCAGTCTGTAGGCTATTTCGCAGGGACATTGTGCGCTCAATAACGTCCGCGCTAGACCCTCCGATCCCCTTGCTGGCCGTGTTGGCTGCATACGCCCCCACGGCCTCGGCCTGGGCGATCTGCTGCATGATGGTGTTGGTTTGCCGCGCCGCCCGGTTGCGCTGAAGGTTCGTGGCGGCGGCAGCATAGGTCTTGTCAGCGGCCCGCATGATCCGGTCATTGTTGATCTTCTGGATCGAGCGTGCCAGCTCGGAGTTGGCATTAAGCTCCTCCTGCTTGGCCTTGCTCTGCTTCGTCTGCTCTTCGGCAGCCTTCTTGCTTGCACCCGCCTGTATGCGGGAAGTCTGCGCCCCGCCGAGCATACCAACTGCCGACAGGACGCCCATTGCTTCAAGGAACATTGAGTCCTCCTTATACGAATCTGTGATTAAGGAACCACTGACCAGTCCACGTCACCCGTGTGATGCTTAGCGGGCACCAGCTCCTTGCTTTAAGACTGCACGTATAGTCCTTAACCTCTCGGCCAATGAACACAGAGCCTGTCCCTGACGTTACTGGCACTGCACCGATGATGTTTACAGGCTGGCTTAGAAGGCTTCCCTCGAAGTTATAGGTCTGCTGAGGGCCGTCGTATGTTGAATTAACCACAGCCACAAACCCGCTTGCGTCCTTGTAGTGCACCTCTAGCTTGTTTATCGTCAGCCTGCCTTGCATGATTGGCTGCCCGTTAGCATCCCTGCGCACTGGGCTTGTGAGTTCAACAAACGAGTCGAATGGCAGCCCGAGAACATAGTAGTTAAGGTCTCGCTTAGCCGCGCCTTCGGGTATGTCATAAAACTCACTATTGAACTTTTCCAGCGTGTTCGGTGCAGGCATAGCACCCTGTAACCAGTGTGGATTAGCTGTGGCCGGATTAGCCCCATCGACACGACCTCTTGCGAAAGCGCAGGCAAGGAAAGGGTACTCCTGCCCGTAGAAGTCTGTCCCAGGCCATGGGGCAGTCCACAAGGTATCACCTCGTCGAATGCTGTCTAGGTACGGCATGTCAGATACCTTTGGCAACAAGCTCTGCCGCTCAAGAACGTCAAAGCCGTAAGCACCGTTAGCGCCGCGCCATGTTACCCCGTCCTGCACCCATGCCTCTCTATCGACTCTTAGGTAGATAGCATCGTCGTGATAGAACATGCCGACAATCAGGCCGAATGCTGGATGGTAGTCGAAGCGGCTCCAACTGTCCATAAGGCGCTGCCGCCCTTGGTCGATGAACTTGAAGACGAATATGCTGTGCGGGGCCTCGCTAGTCCGCACGAACAGTGTGCTCGGGCTTGACACGAACAGTAGCTGGGCTGGCTTGCCCGGCAGGTAGTCGGAGAGCTGGAGACCGAGGCCCGTGAAGTTGCTTGTGTCAGATACGTCGCCAACCTCCATCTGGAAAACCTCAGTGCTGTCCTCACGCCGCTTGGCAAAGAACACTAAGTCCCGCCCAACAATTGGCGGGGCATCCGTGGCCCCCTCTATCGAAGACGACTGGATAACCGTGCTTGTGCTCGGGGTTAGAGGGTTGCGCCCATCAATGCTGTATTGCTGGCTCTCCCCGAATAGCAGTAAGCTCCTGTCGAAGATGACGCTGTGCCGAATCGTGTCTGCCTCGCTGCCGAGGGCGTACACCTCAACCGGGTCTTTGTCGGGCACGGTCAACGTCTGAGTACGCCAGAAGTTGAAGTAGTTGCCGACCTCAGAGAAGTTGACGGTGCCCCCTGACGCGAAGGCCAAGCGATCTTGGAACATCCCGACCCACGTCACCTGCTTGCCGAAGAAGGCGGGCGTCGGGCTTGAGTCCTCATCGCCAACAAGCCGGTAGTTTGGCCTAGGCAACAAGTTCGGGCGCAGCGCATCACCAGCCGGGAAGTTAAGGATTGCAGGCCCAGACAAATAATCAAGCCCATTGGGGGCGCCGTTTGCTATCCCTATCTCTCCGGTGTGCGGATTGTGAGACAGGATAAACCAAGGGGCGTCTATCGGTGCCCCAATGACAACTCGGCTTGTCTCCTCCCAACGAACTTTGCCATACGCGGTTGGTGTATCCGCCACGGCCCTCATGTAGAAAGCCTGGTCTCCGCGGCTGGGCCGTACCTGCATTATCTTACCGGCTGCGTGGAAGCGGGACAGCTCATTGACACTGGCTACGGTCATCTCATTGACTAGGAAGTTGCTTCCGTCTATGCCGTCTGATACCGTGAACCCGCGTGCCCGGCCATTGTTTGTGCCGATTATTGCGTATGATGTGTCGGGTACGTAAAACACATTGCCGCCAACACCGTTGACAAATGGCTCTATGCCTGCGACAAGCTGGGCCATGATGTACGATGGGCGAGTTTGTTGTGCTGCCGTTGTGATCCACGCAGTGACCGCGCTGTTATAGGCATTAACTCGGTCGTTAACCTTCTTCTGATAGTCTGGGTCAGAGAACGGAATGTCCGACGTGTCAAGAACCCCGCTATACGTGCTGCTAGGCGTGGTGTATGAGAAGTTCTCAACAACCCCATCATACGTAGCGCTTATCCGGTAGGTGCGATTAGGGACGCCCTGCTTGACTTCGACAGACACGTTCCCGTTCATGCTGTAGGACATTGCGTCAATAGGCGCTGGATTGGGGAACGGCGCATCGTTGGGGTAGAGAAGAAGATGCCGGCCTATCTGAACTGCCCCAGAAAAGCCCTTTACGAATGCCGCGACGGTCTTGTCATACTCCTCATTCCCCGGTGACCCGAATAGCACAGGAACGATGCGCGCGTAAGCCTCATTTGCACCGTCTCGGTCTATCTTCTCTGTCACCTTGACGCTTACAGACGGCCCGGCTGGCGACTCACTGATCCAGCTAGGGCAGCGCTTGCTCGGGTAGTGGACAATGAATTTGCGACCATCGACCGTATAAGGAACTGTTCGGAAACTAGCCCGCCATTCCCGATACTCCAACTTCAGAGCCTCAGTCTCAAGCTCGTGGTAACTGGGCCCTAGCGGGTTATCAACGGTTGTGTGCTGAAGCACCGTCCCACGGCGGCGGGTAAGACCGAATACTGGGTCGCTCCAAAGATTGACCTGCTCGCCGTGCTGGCCCTCAAGGCGGGCCTCAAAGGGCTGCTGATTGACGCCCCGGCTTAGGCTCGGGTACGTACCACTTACTTTGGACATTGGCTCTCCTTACTTGATTCGGCGGCTCTGAGAGGCGTATTGCCAAGGACGCCGGTCTCCAACGATGTTGAGGAGTTTGACCATGACGCTTGGCTTGTAAAGCAGATTGCTGTTGGCTGAGCGGATATGCTCCGCGTGCATCCGATTGTAGCTGTCCTGCACCTCACGGGCCAAAACTTGGGTCTTTGTCGAATCTCCGTCGTAGTCCTTCTGAAAATCCAGCTTAGCACGGGCTGCTATGTGGGCACGGGCAAGAACCGGGCAGTCGTCAAAAGGCAGGATACGGTGGAGGCGAACCCGGATCGGCTGCTCGAAAACGTCAGTCACATCATCCAGGTTGTAAAGGCGGTTGCCACGGACGGCAAGCCTAGGGTATTGGGTTAGCGAGTCGCAGCTCGCAGTGTCGTTAGGGACAAGAATCTGCCCCGTGTCAAATTGTGGGATCAGTGTGGGGTACTCGACATTGAACCACCACAAGTCAGCTTGCACGTAAGACGATGCCGTCTCCAGCTTCGCCAGAGCATCCGGGATCATCGGGTGCGGTTCAAGCAGATCATTTACTCGGCGCTCGCCAAGTAGCCCAAGCATATCATTGACAACCGAAAGAGTATCTAGGGCCATAAAATGCTCCAAACAAAAAAGCCCCTACCGCCTGTTAGGGCAGTAGAGGCTATGTGGTTAACTCGCTGCTTAGACGAGCTTAATCTCGGCGGCGTACTCGGCGCGGTTCGGGCCTACTGCGAACGAGAGGTACGACTGAACGCACCAGCTCAGCATGAGCTTGTCGAAGAACACGTCGGACGTGACCGGGATGGTCTCACCGGCCATGATGGCTCGCGGCGAGAAGACGGCCGCCACGGTCTTGGTGAAGTCACCGTCGTAGGCGTTGCCGTTGAAGGTGTTGCTCAGGAAGTGGCCGGTGATGTTCGTGTTCGGCAGGTTGTTGCTGGACAGAACAGGGACGCCTGCGGTCTTCAGAACCCAGCCATCATTCACCTTGTTGCCTGCGGCAGTCGTGTATTGGATGTTGACGAGCTGCTCGGCTTGGATGAGGACGGTGTAGAAGTCCGGGCGCACAACGATGACAACATCGTCATTGCGGGGATCAACGTCCTTGAGTTCCATCGCGGCAAGGGTTTCCAGCAGCTTGGCATACAGCTTGGCCGGGTCTTGGGCGTCAGCCAGGGTGGGCAGCGTCTTGACAGTGCCGCCTGCATGGCCTGCGGGCTTGCCAGCCGCGCCACCAGAATAGGCGGAGTTGGCGAGGCGAGCGGCCTTGATGGCTTGGATGAGGAAAGCCTGATCCTTGAACTTGGCGATTTCCTTGCCTTGCTCATTGGCGACTTCCATGCGGGTGTCCATCTGGGTTTGGAACACGTCGAGCATCGGGAAGAACTCGCGGGCGGCAATAACCGTGTCGATGGTCACGCTGGCCTTCGAGAAGTCGGACTTGATACCGTCGGGAGCCACGCCAGGAACGACCTTCTGGAGCGTGGACTTGCCCACTGCATGGTTGGTGAAGGTGGCCGTACCCTTCACTGCGCGGACAGGGATGTGGTCTGCGAGGACGGAGCGGCGGTTGATCGTGCCTTCGACCATGCCGGTGAA